GCTTGCATGTCTATTCCTAATGGTGCGGTCAATGGGTTCAACTGAATATGAACCACGCCTGAAGGATCGCTCGGCATGAATGGCGGACTTGGTATTGGTGCAGCTTTTACCATCAATGATATGTTACCCAGTTTCGGGTTACCAGTATTCACCCTCATCTCAATGTTTCCCTGCATGACTTCTATCTCTTTCCCCGCCCAATCTGTGCCGGGCACCTTGTAGTTCCCCAGAAACTCGTTGGTGTAGAACTCTTTACTACACGCAGCATTCACATTGAACTGTCCCTTCGGTGCCATCATCATGTTACCAACCGCTTTGAACGATGTGGAAGCCATTGACTCAAAGTCCATACTTCCAGCGGAAAGGGTGCTATTACCTTTTACTGATGTCTTCAGGGTTGAAGCAACATCTTCACGCTCGGCTGAAGTCACGAACATCTTACCCGCTTTCCCTCCACTACCAGCGGTCATTGTAAGGTCTCGGCCAGGCTCGGTAGCTACTCCGCCTGGGGCCTTTAGAACTATCTGTCCTGTATCACTCTGCATCACCATGTCGCCCGCTGATCTCATTACTAATGAACCAGACTTAACATTCACACGGAATCCAGAGTCGGCTGAAATAGCTGTCAGTCCTTTGGAGCCCATGTTAAGGTTCCCCATAACGGAATGATAATAGGATGTCATTGTCCTATCAACTCGTGCTCCGTCTGGGTCAAAACGAATGTGTGTAGTAGACCTATGTTGAAGTAAAACTCGTTCAGCGTCCTTTGTATCATCCAATTCAAACAGATGACCTGACTCAGTTTCTTTTGCGTGGTTGAATGGATACCTAGCTGCGAAAGGGTCCATTGGTTCGTTCCATTCTTGTGGAACTCCAGCACCACCAGAGTCAAAAGAAGACTTAGCGATTGTCCATCCTTTAGCATGTGTAGCTGTTTCCGCTCTTAGTCTAGCTGGTGAAGGAGCGGGAGAAATGTCTTTTGCTGTGTCGGCACTCTCGTCCTGTATCCATTTGTGTCCACCTAGAGGATGGTCCGCACCTAGTGCGGTGAGGGGAATAGTTGGTCTACCAAAAAAGTGTAGCGATGGATAAGGTGTATTTGGAAGTGGTGTGACCTTGGCAATAGCTGACTTAGTTATGTTTATTCCAGACACATCTAGTTTTGTTTGAGCTGGGATGATGCTAACTGCTTTTGGCTTTTGTGGATAACTCGTGTTCGGGTCTCCAGAAGAAGCGCTTTTCGCTACTGGTTTTTCTGGGTCACCAGTCAATTCATAAACAGCAGTTCTTTTGTTCCATCGATTGTCACTAAAAGCATCTCGCTTCTTAGCGCCTGGCCGGTCAGGAATGCCTGGGATGGTTCCCATGAAGATAGGTTCTTGCATATCTTCACCGTCGCGAAAAAATCCCATTACCCAAGTTCCTTCTACTGGACCTGTGGGCGATTCACCAACTCCTGTTTGGGAAGCCGAGGTCACAGGTGACATCGGCAGAGCCCAAGGGAGAGTTTCAGTTGGTTGTTCATTGATATCATGGGAATGATAACCAAATGCTCTTACCTTACACCTACCAAGGCGTAGGGGGTCCATTCGGTCTTCCACAACTCCAATAAACCATTTGAAACTATCGTACATTTTACCTTTTCATATTCGAGGTCATCATTTGACCAGACATTCTTGCTGTATCACCTTGCATCTCATAAATTGAGTGTTCTAGGGATTGCATAGTCTGTTCAACTTTGATCGCGTTTATTTTGTGCATTTCAGTTGCCTGAGCTTGCATCTTTTTAATTGTCTGATGTTGGTCAAAACATAAGTAGGCAAAAAAACCAAGACATAATCCTGCAATACCATGTGTTTCAAGCACACCAATTAAGGCGTCTATCATTATTCTCCTAAGATGACGAGGGCCCCACATCTGGTGGAGACAACTCGTGAAAAGAAATTAATTTATATGTTTCCTCATCCAAGGGGTCTAAGCTTGCATTTTGAGCTGATACTCTTTGTGGTTTTTTAACAGACACGCCCCCTGCGACTGGTTTCCCAGAGTACTCGTCCGTATTCTCAGTTCCACCTGTAGTCAAATCCAAGGCATCATCTAAGTTCTGTAATAACGATTCTTTAACCAATTTCACTCTCAATTTCCATAAACCCCCTATCAAGAGGTGTTCCATTCCAGTGATAAGATACTTCCCACTTGTCAATCCATTGAGTGAGGTGTTCATTGTCCCAGCTCTAGAGGGAATAAACACATAACATAAAGACCCTGTCTCATACTCTGCATTGTATGGTAACATGGCCTCTATTTGCAGTTGTCGTATCTGCTCCAACTGCGAAGTTCTATGCATACGCGAATAACCTTCCCCTGCAGAAACTTTCACATTGGCGTCACCACCACTACCTGAAATAGCCGCTACAGAAACAACTGGAAACTTACCTTGTTTCGTGGCCAAATCGGCATCTGGGTTTAAGAAAGAAACAGAAGAATTTAATGTATTCTTTCCATATGCATGACCGTTCAATTTTCCGTCTTTATCGTAATAATAATCATAGTTCAATACTGTCTGGTGCATGAAGTCCAACCCTACGACACGATTGGCTATCATTCCGTTTTCTACTTTCGACGCTGAATCGAACAACAGAGGAAAATTATATTCATCTGGAACATTTTGGTCATATGCCAGAGTCGTTCCATCTCCCCCACCAATATTAGCAGGGACCAAATGAATCTGAGGTATCTTCGCCTGCATTTCAGTTTCAGCAAACTCGTTTGTCTTCTGTAAAATAGTCTCTATCGATTTGAAGTGCAATCCGTGCATTGACTCCCAGAAAAAGTATAAAGCACCTGTAGAACCCTTGGTCTGTGAAACTGATTTTGACGCTAGCCAATTCAATGTCTCAATAGGCTCCCAGCCTGGACAACAAAAATTGTAGCTACCTTTAGTCGGTTCAATAGAGATTGATTTTTCATATCCTTTAAACCTTTTACTTAAAGGTCTAGCTATCCATTTATCATAGACATCCTGTGCGATTTTGGAATATTCTTGGCTGTTCCACCCACCATAAACCTTAACCTTCTTGGACTGAAAATATTCAGGTGAATAAGCTCTAATCGTATAGGTCTGAGCCGTGGGCTTAGGGTCTTTCATTTGTGTAATGGAAACAACATAGAAGATTTTACGAAACAATCTATTTGTGTCTTTTGACACACCTTCCCCATCACACCAAGTGAAGAAAATCATTTCTTCACCCAATAGTGGAACCTGTTCGTGTAGAGCCGTTGTGTCCTCTACGATAATATCTAATTGGATATAGGGTTGATAGATCGATTCTTTCATCATCAAAGACTGAACTTGGTTGCCCAAGTCTATCTGATTCGTTTGAGAAAAGTCTACCATTACGAGTTCTTTAATCTCGTATGCCCCTCTGACTGGGCCTTTGATAGCCATTACTTAAATATCTTTCCTAATTCAACTACAAGTTTAGGCAGAAATGCCTGTTGTGGTAAAATAATTTCTCTCTTGTCTTCGTTAAAATCTGTCTCATATTCAAACTTTGAAACTACTCTAGAAGGGCCTGGACTTTTTGTCTGGTCTTTTAGAGTCATATATTTCGATTGATCGATTTTATTTCCTCTAGAATCTCTATACTCGTGAACTGTGAGTTCGGCATTTGCGACAGAACCATATCTTTCTTCCATTCGTTTAGTCAGTTGTCTCTGTGACAAAGGCCAATCTGTGTATGGGTTAAAAATATTATTTACAAATAATATCACCCAAACATATTTCACATCTGCATAGGTGTTATATGAAGTGACATCTGGACGCTCTCCGTCTGGAATGTAATAGGGCATGAACTGTCTGACCAAGTCGACTTTCGAACCACGGAATTTAGCGACACGAGTGAGGTCAGGAACTTTTTGAAACTTTCCTGTCTTGTCAACATCATACATAGTCTTTTTGAAGTTTTTGAAATATCCAGTATCGCCCATTAATATCCTTTCATAACATCTTCTTGTGTCAGCTTGACAGTTTCTTGAAATGATATGTTAAGACTGATAGCTGATGGCTGTCCGTCTTTAAAAAAGGTTGGCATCATACCACCTGTTCCACCAAAGTCAACATCAACGGACTTGAGAACACAAGTTTTAAATCTTTGTAATACTTTAAAACTACCTGAACCTGAAGTTCCTAATGATTTCGTGCTTGGTGACATTGCATCTTGACCTTGCTCTGTGAAAATATAAAGCTCAGGGACAACCAAATAAGGTATCTTCCAAATTCCCTTGAACGAATCTGACCCTCCAAGACTGGTCATTCCAGGCAAAACGCCCAACTTAAATATACGACAAATGTCCTGAATAGCTCTAGCTTCATCTGGGTTATCTGGTATCATCAACCATGAAGCTGAGAAAGACCTAAACTCTGGACCAGAGTAGATAAGGAAAGTGTATGGGTTTTTAACTGTTTTCGTAACTCTTTGTAGAACACCTGACAATCCCGCGGGTAATGGCACGGCTAGGTTCCCAAGTGTGGCTAAAGTATTAGTTGTATTCTTCGCTGTATCACCTGCGTCGCCAGCTTTCTGGGATGATGCTACATTCTTTACACTCGACAAAAGACTGGTGAGCGAACCCATTGCACCTCCTCCACCAGATACATTTGATTGTTCAGCCGCCGCGAGAGCAACTCTTGTCGCAGCTGACACATCACCTGTGGAGTATCCTGCTGAATATGTGGATTTTAATGGGTCTTTTGGAATAGGGAGTGCCACCGAATATTTCAAGGTAGAAGCGAAATCATTTGTTAAATCGCCTTGATCCATGAAATAGAACATAATAAAGTTTCTCTCATTCTTTTCTTTGTTCTTTACATTGCCTGATGCTAAGTATTCAGGCCATTTAACAAACGTTGATCCGCCTGAAGATAGTCCTCCGTCCATTTATTTCTCCCTTTCTAAAAATAGTTTACCTTCTATTTAGAATGTCTCTAAATAGATAGAATGAGTAGAATACAAAAAGGTAAGTATAGAGTACAATGCCGTGAAAAATACCTTGGTGACAGTAAAGAGGTTGTATATCGCTCATCGTGGGAGAGGAAAACATTCACCTTCCTAGATACTCATCCAAAGGTTAAAGCATGGGCGAGTGAGGAAATCGTGATACCTTACAAAGGTCCAGACGGAAAACCGCATAGATACTTCCCTGACCTCTATATTGAGATGACTTCAGGGACTAAACTTCTGGTAGAAATTAAACCAGCATTACAAACTAAACCTCCGAAACTCACGATGAAGGCCAAACACCCACGACGCTTCTTAAAGGAAGCGAAGAGATTTGCAGTAAACCACGCGAAGTGGACTGCTGCGAAAAGATGGTGTGAGAATAAAGACTTAGATTTCCACATCTGGACGGAGAAAACTTTAATCAAAACACTAGGGATACAACTACGTGGCTAGACGCGGACCTGTAAACGAGTCATTACTCGATAAATTTAAGAAAGCTCTTCGGACTGGAAGTGCCGCCAATAAACAAAAAGGGGCGGTCGGATGGTTTAAATCCAAGATTCAACAGGGTATGAAACTTGCGAAGAGAACCTATAAAGGGGCACGAGGAAGTGCAATAGCTGGTATGTCAGGGATGACACCCAAGGAGCTGTTAACTCAGTATCCTAAATTCAAGCTAAAAAATGGACCAAAGGTTCAGGTAAGAGGACAAGTATTTTTCTTTCAGTATGACGCAAAATACAAAGCGACATTACCGTATTGGGACAGATTTCCAATGGCGATACCATTTGACTTCAAACCCCCGCATTTGTATGCGATAAACCTACACTACTTACCACCTATGGCAAGAGCAAACTTAATGGATGAACTCCAAAGTAGGATGAACAATAAGAAGATGGACGAGACAACCTTCATCAAAGCTGACTGGGACACCCTTAAGAAGATTGACGAGGTATTTCCTTGTGTGAAAAAATACCTACTTACCCACATAAAACTTGCGATAAAAATTCCCGCTGATGAATGGGATGTTGCATTATTTCTACCAGTCGCACGATTTCAAAAGAAGAGTGAAAAATTTGTATGGAAAGATTCAATGGCTAGGATAGGAGGATAATGGCTGGCTCTATTAAAATTACAGATATGCTTCAAAAGTTCGGTGACCTTCCTAGAGGTAATAAATGGTTGGCTCATTTTGAAAGAGAACCGCCGGGAGCTAAAGGACTGGCAGACAGTTTATATTTTTGTCAGAGTGTAGATATTCCTGGCAGAACTATGATGACCAAAGAAACCTTCAACCTAACACAACCAGCTTCCTATGCCTATGGAACAACTATAGGTGACCTATCAATGTCTTTCCTCGTGAGCGCAGGAACATTAGGAGCACCTGGCGGACAAGGAAATAAGACATCAACGTATGAAACTTTTTATGGTTGGATGGACAATATTGTTTCTATGGGACAAGCCAACATCAGTTACGCAGATGACCACGTTTGTGACATTAGACTAAAGCTTATTGATCAAGAACGGTTTACTCATGATGGATGGCAAGCGGGTGGTACAGGTATTCCAAAAGGCGACGGCGAACACATATCCTTATTGGCTACACGAGCTTGGCCATCAGCAATAGGAAACCTTTCATTCACAATGGAAGAAGGTGTAATGACTTTTAGTGTGACCTTTAAAATCCATAAACTTCTGGAATCGAATACAGATATCGCTAGTGCCAGTATCAACCAAGCATTAGGCAGTGCCGCAGATATGCTAGGAAGTGTCGCGGCTGATCCAAGTCAATCTGTATTAAACGCATTGAGTCAAGCGAACGCAACTGGAAGAGCTGCAGTAGGAGCCTTTGACAAAATTTCAAAAGCGATACAAGCTGACGCAGCAAAGAGAGCAGCAAATAAAAACGTTGAGTACCGATAAATGAATAATAAAAACCTTTAATAAGTGAGTAGATAATGAAATTACCTAAACTTGATGTTAGAATGTTTCAGGTGTCACTTCCGTCTACAGGACAGAAGTTGACCCTAAGACCATTTTTAGTATCTGAAGAAAGAATATTATTGGAAGCAGCGAGGACTGAGAATAATACAGAAATCGCTAACTCCATGAAACAAATTGTAAATAACTGTGTACAGGAAGAACTCGACCTTGATAAATTACCAACTTTTGATATTGAGTTCCTCTTCCTCCAGTTACGAGCCAACTCAGTCGGTGAAGATCAAGAAGTGGGGTTTGATACAGACCCTCACGACTGTGAAGGAGATGGAAAACAGGTTCAAGTAAACATTGATATTAAACGAGCTAAAGTCGTCAACCTAGAAAACTCTAAACAGAATACTAGGTTCATGCTGACTGATAATATCGGAATGGAAATGAGATATCCTACATTGGGTGACACAGATGGTGTTGAAGATATCGAGGATGTTGATACCATGTTTTCAATGGTAAAGAAATGTATCAAACAGGTTTACACAGACACAGGAGACATTTTCGAGCCAGATCAACTGGACGCAGGAGAATTAGATACCTTCTTGAACTCCATGAACTCAGAGCAGTTTAAAATGGTGAACGACTTTTTCACCAATGCACCAAAGTTATCAATGGAAGTTCCATACAGATGCCCTGTGTGTAGTAAGTCGTTAAGTAAACGATTAGAGGGGATGGCCTCTTTTTTCTAGTATGCGTGGCTCATGATTCTTTAGAGAATATGATAAAAACGGATTTCGCTCTTATCAAACATCATGGGTACACGCAATACGACTTGAACCACATGATGCCTTTTGTACGAAAGGTACACGTTCTACTTTTGATGCAACATTTGAAAGAAGTAGAAAATGCACAAAAGGGACATGATAACGTTCAAGAAACAATGCAATGGAACAATAACGAATCCATTGAAGAAGGTGAAGCGAAAAACATCATGGATGATATAAATGCCATTGATGAAGAGAGCTGGTCAAAAGTAAGCTCAACCGAAACCATTACAGAGGAGTAATATGCCAGAGGCAGCAGTCCCAGGCGATAGGTTACCTAAAGCTAGTTTCGATGAAGTAGTAAAAGAACTACAGGCGACGAGGAGTGAAGCAGAAGAACATTCCAATGACGCGACTGAAGTCTCTCTTGACATACAAGAATCGATTGATGAGCAGACAAAGGTAGCTACCAAAGAACGACTCACCATTAACAATATCCTACAATACCAGTCAGAAATGTTTGGTAAAATAGCTGCGTTCTCAGAACTCAATAACGAGGCTATCCTCAAACAATCCGAAATGCTCTCTAAACTTTCAGAAAACGCAGTTGA